ATTAGGCTGATCATCAGACGAGTATGCAGATGAAGATTTAAGTGTAATTGTATTAGCACTCCCAGCCTGGGCAGTTCCGGTATCTGTCGTTACGCTCGAAGCTGTTATTGTAATGTTTCCTGATACTGCGCTGGGAGTAATTGTAAAATTTGGTGAATGAATACTTAAAGCATAAGGATATTGCGGAACATTTGTTAAGGGTAGGTTTTCTAACGTCCAGTTTGTATCTGTGTTTCTAACAAGTCTTTTTGTTTGCAAATCCTCATGGCATAAGATCAGCGTATCAACGGCCTGGGTAAAGGTTAATTCATCAAGCATAGCAGCCGTAATATCTGAGGCAGCTATATAATCATTACCTGATCCGTTTATGTTTTGCTGCAAAACACCAGCCTTGAATACATAGATCCGGCCAACAACTAGAGCCAAAAGAAAACTATCTGTGACGCTAAACTCAAAAGGTATGAGTTTAAAATCTGTAAAACTTGTTCCAAAGTCATAAATAAACTTTAGCCCATCTCTGCGCTTCAAACCGCCTTGAGGCTGTATAATAACATTTGTCGCTTCTTCCAGGGCGTTTTGATATTGTGATAAATCTGTCCTGGCTCGTAATAGCGGATCTAGCTCACCAACAGAAAAGTTTGTTTGAAACTGAGTAACGCGCATTTACTGCCTCACTTGAATTAGAGAATAGTCCTCAATAATTTGTGTTGATTGACCTCTTGCATCAATGTTCATAGCTTCGCGTATCAAACCACCCCGACCATTTTCCCCAGGAGATCCGTATGCAAGCGCTCTAAAATAGTCTGCTTTTGTTGCTTGATCTGTTATAACAATTGCTAACTCAGCTGCTAGTGCTGTTCTTAGCAAACGAACAAAATAGTTTGGCATCTTGGCTTCAGCTATGGTTTGCTGATAATCAATATAAACAGTTTCCATATTGGTAACTAACTGATCGCCATATATCTCCCAACCATAACGAACAGATCTTTGTGCTGTCCCATCAGTTTCAAATACCGCTAATGCGCCAGTTAAATGGTCGCCTGGCATTTGATAAGCGTATTTCCATTCGTTTATTGGTGTGGCTGATAATCTAGCCAGTTGAATTTTTGCTAGTGTCCAAGACCAAACATAAGTGCTAAGTAATGTATTTTTTAAATCTGGGTATAATCGATCGCAAGCCTGAGCTGCATCAGTTCCCTCTGTAAACGAAGAAAGGGGCGAGGCCCCCAGCGAGATTAAAGCATCTGAGCAAATAGATAAATCTGTATCGCCTACGGCCATCATAACCCTCCAATGTATATAAGGGGCCAGTTACCCAGCCCCATATTAATTAGTCTGAGTCGGTCGCTGTTATTGTTAGACCGTCTGTTACATCAACAACTCCGGCAGCTGTAATTGTCAGAACGTAAACAATACTTAGGGCTTGAGTTCCCCCTGTTGATGTTCTGCAAAAAATTACGTCACCGACCGAAAGCGTGTCGTGAATACTGTTAAAGTATCCTTCAGTGTTTACGTCAGCAATCGCGTCAGTTGTTGAGTAGGAGTATATAGAAGGCGCATTGCCTCTCTTAGATGCTCCGATGGTTGCTAAACCAGTACTTGAAAAAGCCATATATCTGTCTCCTTACTCAGTACATGAAATTTTTACGATACCATCATCATCGATCGCTATTGCTCCAGCTGAGAACATGGAGCTGACTAGGAAAGATGTCTTTTCAGGTATGTAGTTAACTTCGCTCTTTTGCGAAATGCTTTCGGCATAACCCATTGAGCTTTCGTGCCATGCAAAGCAAGTACGAGTTGATGGTTTTGGAACACCACCCTCATCACGATCACCCATACTGATTATATTAAAGCCCATGAACGATGAGATTTCCCCACGAACAAGAGCCTTTACGGTTGCAAAATCTGAGCTAGTTGTCTCTGTTTCACTCAGTAAAGCGTCAAGCTGAGAAGAGTGCATCAGTATGTGACGCCCTTCAGCTGGTACGTTTTTCTCATTAAGAGCTTTAGCAGCCGCACGAAGTTTTGCAACATTCATATTGGAAGTAGAACCACCAATACCAGTTGCAACTGTTGACGGTGATGAAGCCGCATCAAGAGCATCAATGCAAAGTTGATCCATA